GATAATCAAGGTCGATGAATTGTTCGACGTTGGCCCGGTGACTTACCCGGCCTATCCCGATACGACGGTGGCGGCAAGGTCGCTTGATGAATTTAAGAAGCGGAAGTTGGAAGTCGAAAATCAGAACGAAGAGGAACGCAAAAAGAAATATACCTGTGAATGTATCGAGTGCGGGAAAACGATGGAGACTAACGACCATTGTAAAGACATCAAATGCCCGGAGTGCGGCGGCGAAACGAGGAGAAAGGAAAGGCCGGGCCCGGGCCGTTCGCAGGATGAAGGGGATGGAAATACGGAAATTTCCGCCGAACGCCGGCGCGAAATCGAGCGCAAATATCGTCATTCAGGAAGAATTATCGCCCGATGCAGGCCAGCCGAGGTCTGATCTGCATCGCCGGGCCGAGGTTCCGGCTTTTGGGCTTTGTAATGTTTTAGGTAAATATGAACTAAGCTAACCAGTCAAAAAAAGAAACAGGCACAAGCGGTTCGCTACCGCCGAGTGCTTTAACCACGAAGCCTGTTAAAGGGGCGACGCGGGTAACTCGGTGTGCCCTTTCTTTTTTGGCCCAAATAAGGAGATCAAAATGTTGACAGTATTAAAGTTGCGGGAAATGGCAGCCGAAGAGGCCGACAACGCCCGCGAGATAATGGAAAAAGCCGATTCCGAAAGCAGGGGACTGACCCAGGAAGAGGCCAACGATTTCGACGGCCATCACAAAAAGGCGGCCGAATACGAGGCCCAGGCCGACCGCCAGGAACGGCAGGAAAAACTCGATACCAGGCTCGCCAAACCGGTAGAGACAAAGAGTACGCCGGAAATCGCTACCGGCGAGCGGATCGAGGCGCCCAGCGGGGTCAAGATGTATCGATACGGCGAGCTGCGGGCGTTCAAAGGGCCGAATGCCCAGGTCGAGGCCTATCGCAGCGGACGGTTCCTGGCAGCCGTTCTGTATAATCATGCTAAATCGCGACAGTGGTGCCACGAGCATGGTGTCGAAATCAGGGTAGATAACGATACCGACCAGCGTGCCATGGGCGAGGGCATCAATACCGCCGGCGGATTCCTGGTTCCGGACGAATTCGAGCAGTCCATCATCGACCTTCGCGAAGAATACGGCTCTGCCCGCCAGAATTGCCGCATCAGACCGATGGCCAGTGATCACAGTAACGAACCCAAAAAGATAGGCGGTCTGAAGGCATACCCGAGGGGGGAGAATAAAGCGGCTAAAGAATCTAACCAAAGCTGGGGCAACGTTGAACTTACGGCCAAGTGTTGGGATGTTCTGGTCAGATACAGCAATGAGCTGAGCGAGGACACCCTAATCAGTCTTGCTGAGGACCTTGCCATTGACGGTGCTTTAGCCTTTGCGACCAGTGAGGATGAATCTTGCGTCGATGGCGATGGCACCAGCACGTATCACGGCATCGTCGGATTCAGGTCTCTGATGATCGACGGCAGCCATACGGGCGGCTATTTCGAGCCCACCGCCTGTGACGCATGGTCGGCGATTACCGACGCTTTCCTGCTGCAAATAATGGGCAAACTGCCGAAGTACGCACGCCGCGGGGCCAAATGGCACTGCTCGCCGCTGGCAAAGGTCGCGGTATTCGACCGCTTAATCATGGCTGCCGGAGGGGCAACAATGCGGGAAAGGGCCGATGGCGCATATCGCCCGGCTTATATGGGCGCTCCCATCGAGGAATGGCCCGCCATGCCGACCGTTGATGCCGGCGCTGCCCTGAACGCTAAGATCATGCTCGCTTACGGCAATATGTATATGAGTTCGAAATTGGGTATTCGGAAAGGAATCACTATCAAGAAGCTCGAAGAACGATACGCCGAGTTCGGGCAGATCGGAATAATGATGACCGAGCGGTTCACGATCAACCATCACACGATAACCGGTAAGCTGTCCACCGATGCCGGCCCGTTGATCGGCATGCTGGGCAATACATAACAGGTAAGTGATCGGCTTGAGTGAATCAGGCGGAGGGTGTGTGGAAAGTAAGTGTGTTTTTCAAAACTGAAATTAGAACAATTTTTAGGAGTATAAAAAATGCTACCTGATCTTAAAACAAAAATCATGATCGAACCGGAAGCTTGCGATACAAATTCAACGCCTTTCGGTGTTGTCGATACGCTCGATTTTGATTTTGTTCACATCGAAATCGATTTAGGAAGCGCCTCTGCATCCGCGTCAGCACTTGCCGATATCGGCCTTTGTGAAGATGACACTGTTCCTACCGCTTTTGGAGATGGCGATGCAATAGTGGAATGTGTAGGTGGAGCCGCGATAGATGCGACTCATGGATTCGTATTTCCGAAGCAAGGTTCAAATAAACTCTCAACCTATGAGTTCAATTTAGACCTCAGAGGCCGTAAGCGTTATATCGGCTGCAAAATCACAGAAGCTAAAGACGCGGAAATAGCCATGACAGCACATTTATTCAGAGGTTCAACAGGCCCGGCCCAGAAAGTTGTCGATGTCACGGCTGACGGTTGTCGGTTATTGGTAAACGCCTGAGTTTAGGGCGGATGTATAAGAATTTCGTTCATCCGGCCGACGGCCGAGAGGCCCCGGCCGGGTGAATAACTTGTCGATGAACGAAAGGAAAACAATGGATTTGCAGGATAAAATCAAAGCACAGCCTAATTGGTATCATAAGATCGAACTGCCCGGCGGGATAGTAACACCCGGCTGGTCGCCTATCGACGCGGCACGCTATTGTATTCCCGAGGACCTGACGGGCATGCGTGTACTGGATATCGGGGCGTGGGACGGTTACTGGACGTTCGAGGCGTTGAAACGCGGGGCAAAGGAAGTTGTCGCTATAGATGATTTCAGCGACGATTGCGGCAATCCCGATATCAAACGTAAGAAATGGGAGACGTTTGACCTGTGCCGCGAAGCGTTCGGGTTTAATGAATGTGATGTAGATCCAGAAGAAAATCAACCTTTAATGTTTTGGCATAACGATAACGGTCAATGGTGCCGCAGATTAGAGATGTCGGTTTATGATATTTCAGAAAATGACCTCGGGCAGTTCGACGTCGTTTTCTTTTTCGGAACAATCTATCACTTGAAGAATCCTTTACTGGCACTTGAAAAAATCAGCAAAATCTGCAAAGGTTCGATTTATATCGAAACGGCAATATGTGATGATTATTCACCTTACAGAGCAGAAAAACGAGGATTTGATCAGCATGAAATGGTTATGGAATTTTATCCATTTTCCGAATACGGCAACAATTCAGGGAACTGGTGGGTTCCGACCTTACAGTGTCTTGGCGCGATGCTTGAGTCTCAAGGTTTTAAAGATGTGGATTGCTGGGCCTTAACGGATAATCCAAAACAATTATGTGAATGCCGCGGCTTCGCATCAGGCACGAAAGACCTGGAAAATAATCCAGCAAACAAACCTGATGATTGCAAAAGAATTATTAATACGCAGCAACCAAAATCGCAAAAAGTGTTCTGTGTGATGAGTGTGCCCAGGCTTGGTTTTCAAGACAATATGTTTTGCTGCATTGAAGCGATGGTCCCTTTAAGAATACCAATATATAAAGTTCAGGGTGCGTTCTGGGGCCAATGCTTAGAAAAGGGACTGCAGGAAAAGATCGATGAAGGTGCTGATTTACTAATAACAGTGGATTATGACACCGTATTTTCAAGGAAGGATGTCGAGGAATTAATTAACTTAATGAATAAATATCCGCAGGCATCCGCAATAGTTCCTATACATTTGAAACGCAGAGGCGGCAAGCCTTTGATAACAGTTAAGGGTAAGGGCGGTCTCGTCAGGAAAAAAGTGCCGGCATCAGAATTTCTTGAAAGTGACATTACAAAAATAGCTACCGGTCATTTTGGTCTAACAATCTTAAGGGTGAAGGATTTGCTTGATATTCCGCATCCATGGTTCAAATCTGAGCCGGATTATGATGGTAACTGGGGACCCGGAAAAGTTGATGATGACATTTATTTCTGGAAACTTTTGGAAAGAAACAAAAAAGAGGTTTATTGCGCCAACAGGATTACAGTTGGCCATCTCGAACTCGTTAGCACATGGCCTGATGAGGCTGGAAAAATAATATATCAGCAACCGGATGATTATAGAAAAAACGGCAAGCCTGAAAATGTATGGAAATGAAATATCAGGCGGCAGTGCCGCCGGAAAGGAACCGATCATGGCAAAAGTAACATTAACTCATCCGCCGATCCACAAGCCCGTCGATGTTTTGCTTACCCGCAAATGGAGCGACTGGGACGAAGGCGACATTATCACTATGGATTCGGAAAAAGCCGAGCGGGTTATCGCCAAGGGCTACGGCGAGCGACACAAACAATCCAGGCATAGAGGCCGGATTGTGGAAACCGCAACCGCCGAACCGTCGGGCGAACAGGCTGTCGTGACACCGGCCAAAGGAAGCAAACCCGAACCGCCCGGTGAATCCGCGAATAAAAACAACAAGGACTCGAAGCCTGCCAAAACAAAGGAGATAACTAATGGCCATTGACACAAATGAGCTTACCAGGACATCCCGCCGGGACCAGATAATCAACCAGACGGTGACGCCGAAAACGATAAACGCTTCCAGTGCCGACGCCTCTTTGTGCGAAGAGATTGAAGCGACTCCGGGCGCCGGTTATGCCCATTGTGTAGAGCGGCTGACTATCGGTATCGGCGCCGCAATAACAGTGACCGTCGGATCCGGTGAGAACACCAACGCGGTCGAAGGGGATACGATGGGCCCGATCGGCGGGGCCGCGGGCACTTACGTACTGGATTTCAGGGACAGGCCCGTCCAGTTGACGGCCAATAAGAGCCTTACCGTCGACGCATCCGGCGCAGGCACTGTCTGTGTTATTGCCGAGATATTCAAAAAGGCCGTCTGACAATATTAACCAAAAACGATGAACGGAATGAAACGATGACAAAGGAAACACTAAACATCAATATTGTAAGGAGACACAAAATGAGCAAGCGAATGAAATGGGTAATGTTGTGGGTACTCGCAGCAATGATTGTCGTCGCAGGCACGGCCTATGCGACCCTGACCAGTAAGGTAATATTCACCGTACAGACCCAGTACACCGGTACGGCGGGTCTGGGTACCAGTACCGAATCGCTCAACCTCGACTACGGGATCAGCCTGACCAGCGCCCAGGCAGATGTAATATACTCGGCGTCGCGGTCCCTGGTCGATGACGCCAACGAGGTCCTGGACTTTTACGCATCCGGCACCCTGACCGATGCATTCGGTAACGCCCTGACGATGGAGACGCTGAAACTGCTGATCATCTATAATACAAGCACCGAAGCATCTCTAAAGATCGGCGGCGGAACGGTAGCGACGGGCATTTTCGTCGATCCGAGCGACATTCTCACCCTGCCGCCGGGCGGTAAATTCTTGTTTGCGGCGCCCGCTATAACCGGCCTCGATATCACGACGAGCAAGGACCTGAACCTCTTGCACGGCGGTCAAGGCACTGCCGACCTGACTTACAAGGTGATAGCTATCGGGGTTGATTGATGGATTATAAGGTCACCATATCGCCGACCCATGAGCCGGTCAGTCTTGAGCAGGCCAAGCGTCACCTTCGCATCGACGATACCGAAAGCGATGGACTGATCGGCGGCTATCTGCGGGCCGCCCGGCTCTGGTGTGAGAATTACAGCGGCCGGGCCTTTCTTTGGCAGACCATAGCGGCAACGGCCGATCAACTGGCCGACACAATGATTCTGCCTCACCCGCCCCTGATAGCCGTCTCGTCCGTTTCTTATACCGGTTCGGCCGGCAGCGTCCAGGTCCTCTCGACGGATGTCTTTGATGTAGATACGGCAGCCGAGCCAGGCAGGATTGTCCTGGCTTACAACCAGGCGTGGCCGAGTGAGCGGGGCCATCATCACGATGTAACGATTACCTACATCGCCGGCCATGCAGTCGCATTCACCCGAAGCGGCAATACTCTCGTCACACCGGGTCATCTGTTTCAGGTCAATGACCCGGTGCAGGTCTATAACATCGGCGGAGCACTTCCGGCGGGCCTTTCGGCGGGCACTACTTATTATGTCAGATCGGTTTCGGCCCATTCAATCGAGCTGGCATTAACTGAGACCGGCAATGCCGTTGCTCTAACGGATGACGGTACCGGAACGCACTATATCGACGCACTGCCGGGCCACTATATCAGTGCGATACTGCTTCGGTTGACCGATCTGTGGTTCAATCGCGGTGACGAAGACGTCCCGCCGAGCCGTGCGGTCCGGGAGCTGCTCAATATGGGAAGGATGATTGTTTTATGAAGTTCACCCCGACCGGACAATTCGAGCACCGGGTTCAGTTGCAGAAACTAAAGGACCCGCCCGA